GCGAGCTGTTCATGGCGTACCTGGCGAACATCGCCGCGTTGAGCGCCGTGATCGACGCGACGAAGAAATTCAACGTCGCGCCGTCTGTGCAGCAAACCCTCGAAGCGCACATGCAAGAGTCGAGCGCGTTTCTCAAATCGATCAACGTCGCGCCCGTGACCGATCAACAAGGCGAAAAGCTCGGCCTCGGCATCGGCGGCCCGATCGCCGGCACGACCGACACGGCCGTTAAGGATCGTGCAACCGTCGATCCGACCGAGATCGACTCGATCGGCTATTTCTGCACGCAGACGAATTTCGACACGCACATCTCGTTCGCAAAGCTCGACATGTGGGCGAAGTTTCCGAATTTCGAAACCCTCATTCGTGACCTGATCGTGACGCGTCAAGCGCTCGACCGCATCATGATCGGTTTCAACGGCACGTCGCGCGCGGCCTCGTCCGATCGCACGGCAAACCCGCTGCTGCAAGACGTCAACAAGGGCTGGCTGCAGAAGTATCGCGAAGGCGCCGCGCAACGCGTGATGAAGGATGGCAAAGTTGCCGGCTCGATCGTCGTCGGCGCTGACGCGTCGGCCGACTATCGCAACCTCGACGCCCTGGTGTACGACGCGAAAAGCTCGCTCGTCGATCCGTGGCACCGTCAAGACACGCAGCTCGTCGCGATCCTGGGCGATGCCCTGATGCACGACAAGTATTTCCCGATCATCAATCGCGACAACCCGGCGACGGAACAAGTCGCGGGCGACCTGGTGATCTCGCAAAAGCGTGTCGGCGGCTTGCCGGCTGTAACGGTTCCGTACTTCCCGGCCGATGCAATTTTCATCACGCGCCTCGATAACCTGTCGCTGTACTACCAGGAAGGCGCACGCCGTCGCACCGTCGTCGAGAACGCAAAGCGCGATCGCATCGAGAATTTCGAGTCGAGCAACGATGCGTATGTCGTCGAGGATTTCGGCGCCGGCTGCCTGGTGGAAAACATCACCGAACCGGCGGGAGCGTAAGCCGATGAAAAGCCCCGCTCAACGTCACTTTGCGCGCGTGATGGCCGAGAAGGCTGCGGCCTCGGCGGCGCCTGGCGAATCGCTCGCCGGCGCCAGTGCTTACGAGCTGATGCTCGTGAAGCTCTCGACCGATCGCCGGCGGCTCAAGTCGATCGCCTCGATCTTGCAAAAGATCAAGGTGAAACGAGACGAGCTGTTGCCGGATTACGTGGATTACGTGACCGGCGCGCTGAGTGGCGGGCGGGGCGCCCAGGACGATGTTTTAACGAGCGTGATGATCTGGCGCATCGACGTCGGCGACTTTGCCGGCGCGCTCGATATCGCCCGGTACGCGATCGCGCACCGGATGACCTTGCCCGATCAATACGACCGGCCGCTCGCGACCGCGATCGCCGAGGAATTCGCCGAGGCGGCGCTCGCATCGTTCAAGAAAGGCGCGATGTTTATTCGCGTCGATGCCGCGCAGCTCGACGAGATCGCGAAGCTCACCGAGTCGGCCGACATGCACGACCAGGTGCGCGCGAAATTGCATAAAGCCCTAGGCTACACGGCCGAACGCGACGGCAATGCGCCGGCCGCCCTCGAACACCTACGCCGAGCGCTCGACCTCGATGCGCGCGCCGGCGTGAAGCAAGACATTGCACGGCTTGAAAAAGCCTGCAATGCGACCGGCACCGCTGCCGGCCGCAAGTAAGGAGCCAACCCCGGCCGAGGCGGCGCCGGCTGACGATCGCAACGCCTAGCGGTACGCGATCCGACGCCGGCTCACCGCCTCACTTTTCCGAGCTGAAACTATGACGAGCTTTAACGCGATCGCCTCACCGACCAACACGCCCGAGACGCCCCCGCCGGCCGACGCGCTGATCGTCGAAAACATCGCCTGGTTTCCCTCTATCGACCTCGCCGATATGCGCGGCGCCGTGCGCCTCGATGGCACCGTGACACATGCGCGGCTGCGCTCGTCTGTGATCGACGCGATCGACGAAGTGAATCGCGATCTCGCGACCTGGCGCGCAGAACACCAGGCGGCCGGCGTTGCGTCGCTCGCCGAGCTGCCGGCCGACAACATCGGCGGCGAAAGCGTGCAGCTCGCGCGCTATCGTCGCGCCGTCTATTTCCTGGCGCGCGCCGATCTCACCGAGAAATATCGCGATTTCGACGGCACCAAGTCGGGCGCGAATGACGCCGACGAGCGCGAGACGACGATCGACGCCGATCGACGCAACGCGCGCAACGCCCTCAACGACATGCGCGGCGCCCCGCGCGTAACGATCGAGCTGATCTGACATGCGCGTAATCGCACGCCAGGGCGACACCGTTGACGCCCTCTGTTATCGACACCTCGGACGCACGCAAGGCGTCGTCGAGGCGACGCTCGAACTCAATGCCGGCCTCGCTGATCTCGGCCCGGTATTGCCGCACGGTTACGCCGTGGATCTCCCTGACGCGCCGAACGACCAATCGACGGTCAAGCTCGTCAACCTTTTCGACTAACCAGGAGTCGCCGATATGGCCGAACCTAGTAGCACCGCGCTCGCCGCTGTATCGGCCGGCATCGGTTTCGCAAGCCTGTTTCCAGGCATCGACGGTAACGCGCTGATCGGCGCATTTACCGGCGCCGCGCTCGTCGTCGTGACGTCGAAAGACCTGTCGCTCGGCAAGCGCTTCGCTTACCTGGTGATCTCGCTGATCGCCGGATACATCGCGGCGCCCGAGCTGGTCGGCTCGACCCCAATCAAAAGCACCGGCGTCGCCGCGTTTTTCGCCGCTGCCCTGGCGATCACGGTAACGCTGCAACTGATCGAGCGCGTGAAAACGTTCGACCTGTTGGCGCTCTTTAAGAAGGGCTGAACCATGATGCAAAACCCCCTCGCATTGATCGCTCTGATCGCGTATAGCGTCGCCGCCCTGCGCATCCTGGCCTATCGCCGCGACGGCGCGCGGCATCGGCATCACGTTTCATGGTTCGCCTGGCTGTTGCTCGTCGCGCTCGGCGGCTCGGCGATCGAGCTGGTGATGCACGCGAAAACTGTCGGCGTGTTCGAAGCGGCACGAGCTGCCCTTTTCTCTGTCCTGGTGTTCGGCTCGCGCGGCAACGTCGCTCGACTGCTGCGGCCGTCTGTGGAGTAAGCAACGATGATTCTGAGATATGGCGACACCGGCGACGACGTGCTCTTGCTGCAAAAGCGCCTCACACGCGCCGGCTATCCTGTCCCGCCGACGCACGTTTTCGACCATGAGACGGAATCCGCGGTTATGACGTTGCAACGCGATCGCGGCCTCGTGATCGACGGCATCGCCGGCCCGAAAACGATGATCGCGCTACCTGGCGCGGCGCTCTCGGCGCACCTGTCCGACCGCGATCTCGTGCAAGCGGCCGAAACCCTCGGCGTGCCTGTCGCGGCGATTCGCGCCGTCAACGAAGTCGAGTCGCGCGGGCAAGGTTTCTTGCCTGGTGATGGCCGGCCCGTGATCCTGTTCGAGCGGCATGTGTTCTACAGGGAATTGAAGGCCCGCACGATCGACGCCGACGCGCTCGCCGCGAAATATCCGAACGTCGTTTCGAGCACGCGCGGCGGATACATGGGCGGCGCCTCGGAGTACTCGCGCCTCAAGGATGCCGCGCGCCTGAATTCGGACGCCGCGCACGAGTCGGCGAGCTGGGGCGCGTTTCAAATCATGGGCTATCACTGGAAAGCCCTCGACTATTCGAGCATCGACGATTTCGTGTCGCGCATGTACCGATCCGAAGCCGATCACCTCGACGCGTTCGTGCGGTTCATCGCGGCCGACACGGCTTTGCTTTCTGCGCTGAAGGGTAAGAAGTGGGCGGCATTCGCCAAGGGCTACAACGGCCCGGATTACGCCCGCAATCTGTACGACGCGAAGCTCGCCCAGGCATACGCGCGCTATACCGCGCTCGACAAGGCGGCGGCATGAACGCGATCGCCGTGCGCCTCGTCGCCGGCCTGGTGGCGATCGCCGTCGCGTTCGGCGCCTGGCAATACGTTCGCGCCCTGCGCGCCGAGCTTGAAACGGCCCA